AGTGGATGCTAAGGCATTCATCCACTCTTGTGTAGTTTCTACACCCAGCCTGAACTAACGCACAGGCTGGCCATCACGGTTCTTTCCCAAGAACTGTGAAGCTGACGAAAAGTAGTTTCGCAACTACATCGCCAGGGATCGCTGTTCCCGGGCCAGTCCCAATTTGGGATTGATCCGGATACTAAGCGATAACGCGGTCTTGCACCACTGGGATCTCGTCTAGAGATCTTAGGAGATACATCGATCCTACCCATAAGGTAGTCGTCGATATTCTCGTCGGTTAGACTCAGATCGCGCCGCCTGATGTATCCTGCGAGATAGCCGACTCCCTTTCCAATCTCATTCTGGAATTCTTCCGACGCTTGTAGCGAAGTCGCCTTACGGCGACTTTTCTGCGGCTTCGGAGGACCCATGAATTCGAAAGGAGACGAGAGAAAGCTATCCACAACCACCTCTTTCGCCAAACGCCTATAGTACCGATAAGAGTACCAATAACGATTGTCGACGACGGGGAACGTAGCTCGTAGAGGAACTTTAATCCCGGCATCATCGCTTTCACTGAAGGGCACATACACACATTGTGTAAGTCCCCTAAGGTGATTAACGGTGCGCACGAGATTGATTCCACTCCGGCTACTCCATCGTAGGAGACGGTTGATAGCAGAATAAATCTGCTGAGGAGTCTCAAGGCTTCGGATATACACTCCTCGGACATTACGTCCGAGGAAGTAATCCTCGCCACAAGACTCGCGGAAGGGTCCAGTATTGAATGACTTAGCATCATTTACCTCGAAACCTAACTTGGTAATCATTTTGTTGACGAAATCGTATGCCTCACGGCACACGATAATATCGTCTCCAAAGACTCCAAAACGTGTTTCCGAGGGATGACAGGCTGAGGCGGCCGTAGGCCGCAGTCCCATCATTTCATACACAGATTTGACCGCACACGCGAAGATTAGAGTTTGAAGGGGAAAGGTAAAACCATTCCCCATTGTACTCATCATCTTCAATACAACCTCTGAGCCATCTGGGAGGACAGCACATTCATCTCGAGAAGCAAGCATGATATACTTTAAAAAGTTATCTTCTTGAATCTCTCGAAACAGTTGTAATGACACGCTGTCACTCGCACTGACAAGGTCGGTTGTCCCGAAGGATCCGTCCTGGGAGCCAATGCGAGCTAGTTCACGATTTTTGTCTG